CGCAACAACTCCAATTGTGGGGGCTAGCTGAGTAATCGCATGTATCATTTTCTCGATTATTTCAGACCATGACATAAAATCCTCCTTACTCAATGCGTGGCATGACCACAGTCAACACGCCTTGTTGTAGCATCTCAGCAAGAGCCTGGTCCTTGTATGTATAGCCCTCATTAGCCTGCATCTGGAACTTAAAGATAGTCTTGGTTCCACTTGGCCATTTGGCATTGTTTTCAAACGGATAAGGCATGGCAATGATGTCTCCATTTGAGTAGCGTGTACTCTTGACTAGTGGCTTAACAAATGCTGCTACCTTGACATAGGCGTTGGTAGGCATACCTCCACTTTGTGAAATAGCAAGAGCAATCAATACCTCTGTGATAGCTGAAACAGTATCAAGATTTTCTTTTGTTTCTGCCGCTGCTTGCTCAGCTTTATCCGCTGCCTCTTTGTTCTTTTGCAGTTCTTGATTTACCTTGCTAAAACGTTCATTTTCAGCACGATTTGGGAAATTCTCTTGATAAAGAGCCTCAAGTGCCAGCTCAAAGAGTTCTGTATTTGACAAGCTGATTTTATCAGCTGGTAGCAAGATAGGTACGATAGCACCGTCTGCATTGACTAACGTGACCTTTGTAGCGGACGTGGCTCCGCTTGCATCAAATTCTTGTGATTTTGAACCATATTCTAGTTTCATATTTCCTCCTTTTTAAATTTTGAATGAAACATTATCGAAATTGAGCCAAGTGGCGTCAACGTTCTTTCTTACAACTATTTCTCCCGATGTTAAAATGCATAAAACCGCGACTGTAAAATCATCGTTGAGCGCATAAACGTAAGTTGAATGTAACGGTCTAAATCCAGTTGGTAATTGAGCTATAACTGTCCCGTAAGATGTCTTTCCTTTCGTCCCAACTCCACGCAAGTACACCACTCCATCGAACGACTTTGAATATTGTACATCATTGTACTGCTGATGATGTTGCCACCCATTTTGTAGAGTTATGTTTCGCCAAGAAGTCGGATCGCTTTCTGATTTTAGCAGAGCTACATAATCAGAATTGTTAGTGGATTTTGATTGTTGCACTAGGTAGCGCCATGGCCTCCAGTTGTTATCAAAACCATTCTCCCTAACTGCCATATATCCTAAAGATGTTGTGAAGCGTTGGATACATTCCTGAGAGTTAGGGTTAGGTCTGAAGACCTCCAACATCCCCCAAGCCCCAAATGGATTATTTTGAGAGTTTCCGTCTATCCACCAAAAGCCAGTATTTTTCATGGAATTAAAATCCTGTTTGATGATCTTCCCACATCCATTATTGTCAGTGATTTGATACTGTTGGATAGGCTGATTATTAGCGTAGATGTCACCCTTAACATCAAGAGCGCCTTGCTCACGAATTTTATTGACGCCCACGCCAGAGCGGTCATAAGACAAAACCACGCTCTCTGTGGCCACATTGACCATGAAATCAGTCCGTGTGAATTTGTCCTCAAGCGTGCCGATCACAACCCAGGACTGATTTGCTAGATAGTTCCCAGCAAGGTTAGCTTGTGAATTGACTAGACTTGAGATACTTGTCCATGCTCCAGTAGCTTGTCCTGTATCCGCTTGAAAATTAGTAGTACCAAGTCTTGCAACTTTGAAAGTCAAGCTCATTGAGTTCTTTTGACTCCCTGATACTGTCAGAGGTGCAATCTTGGCATTTCTTGTGACCGTCAATGTGCTAGATGTTGAACCTGTTCTTACAATGCTAAAGCTAAGAGCAGGAGCAAAATACTCAAGCACTGTTACAGATACCTCTCTAGTATCTGACCATCTGCCACGGCTATCAGAGACTCTTGCTCTGATTTTGATAGCTCCGTGATAATTCATAATACCTAGACTTCCACCGTTCGAGCTTGTGGATTGGTTCTTGCCGACAATCTCAGCATAGTATCCAGTGATGGATGAGCCGTAAGAACCAACTGCACCATTAAGCGCTACTTTGATGTTAGAGATTACCTGAATGAACGTGTTTCCGTTTGGGATAAGGTTCTGAGCAGCACTATTTAAGTCTGATAATGATATCCTTGTAAAATTAGGCTTGACATTAGCTGGCACGCTTGCCGTAAATGTGGTTGACTGTGTGCCTGTCTTGGTAGAGCCTGAATAGGTATCGACAAAGATAGTACCTGTACCTGTTGCAGAGTTCGGGATGTCGTTTGCAAAGTCAAGAGGGATCGCCCACGTTGTAGATGTGTCTACATTACTTGCAATCGTTCCGTTCTTACCAGCCCAGGAATAGCGTACCGTGTGCTTGAAAGTGGAGCTCTGACGGTTAATGTTGATAGTTACTAAACTACCAATGTCCCCAGCGCTCACGCTTACAGAGCTTGAGCGTGGTATCGTTGAGAGCGTGAATGAGTTCCTACTGATTGAAAGTGTTCCTGGTGACCATCCACCACCACCGCTAAATGCAGCAGACAGCCCAAACGTTTTTTTACCGTCATTTTCATGTCTAATTGTTACTGTCTTATCAATCAGCATAATTGAGCTATTTTGACTCAGCATAGATGGACGACCTGACCAGCTCAAAGTCTGACCGTCAACGGTTACAGAGGCAGTACAGTCATAATCTGCAAATGTATGAGCACCGTTTGTCAAAGCAAGTCTTAGTCTTACTTGACTGCTATTATCAGATATATTTTGGGATACTTGGTCTACCCACAGTCTGAGATAATAGCTCCTATCATTATTTGACCAAAATTCAGCCATTAGTTACCTCCTACATATCTAATCACATTCATGTCTGGATTGATGTGATACTGTTCTTCTCTAAACCGTCCGATTTGAATAGTTTTTGAGAATATACCATTCTCAATGTGGATTACACCTTGAGAGATATACATAACCTCTACACCAGCACTAAACATTGAAATTCGTCCGTTTGGATTGAACATCATGCTAGAGCTACCGTCATTCTTACCAATCACAAGCCCCTCATTTGAGGAACTCATATAGGTATCAATGAAATTCCAGCGGTCAGACAATTCTCCTAAATCTTTGGCAATATTTGAAACACGCTGACTAGCTGAAATCAAATCTTTCTCAGCTTGAACTCTAGCCATTTCATTAGATTTAACAAAATCCTGATAGGCTTTAATCCAGTTATCAAGCGTGTCAGCGCTAGCCTTGGCCTCGAGCTCAGCCTGGATAATTCCAGCTTTCTCATTGAGAGCGTTCAGTTGCTCCTGAGTTAGCCCTTGGTCGGCTTTAGAGTTAAGGCTATCCTCAATATCCTCAGGAGCTGGTATCCAATCAATAGGAACTGTCCCAGTATTGACTCTTAGATTTGAAACGATAACTGTTCCATCTGAACCGTTCTCAAAATTTAGATACAAGGCAATCTCTTCAATTAGATTGCTTGTCCTACCGTTTGAGTATGGTTTCCACTGCCAAGGTTGAGAATACGTGCCAGCTTTAACAGATGTAGTATCTATGTATTGCCTTCCTAAGGCTTTATCATCAGTGGTAAAATCCCACTGTTCTGGCGAACCGTTTCTATACTTAATTACACGATTAACCCTAAAACCTTTAGTAGTTTCAGAGGCCACATAATCAAACGTTAAATAAAGTGGTTGAGCCGTTGACCAATTCTGAGCTGATTGTGATAGTGTATAGATTTTCCCTTGATTTCCTATAGTAGGGTGAGATGTCCCTAGAGCAAAATTACGAGCCCCAACCCTCACATTATCAAAGAGAGCTGTCCAGTTGTATCTTGTAGGATCCTGACTGTCCGCCTCAGTGAAATCCGTTAGCGTACCTAAATAGCGCTTGTTAGTACTATCAGAGGTACTAAAATCAGTACGACCGTCCGCAGAATTAGCCCAAGCCCTATGAAAATAGGGAGTCCGACCATCAGTCCCTGGTTTACCTGGAATACCTTGAGGGCCGTCCTTGCCGTTTAAGCCATCTGAGCCTCTCCACCTCGTCCAGCGATAGTCAGCAGGATTGGCACTGTCAGTTGAGTTAAAATCAACGTACACTCCTATATAAATCTTGTCAGCGTTAGTCTGGCTAAATCCACTACCTGAGATAGTATCAGCATAAGCTATATGAGTGTACTGTGTACGACCGTCCGCTCCTCTAACTCCTGGAATACCTTGGTCACCTTTGGCACCTTGTAAGCCTTGGAGTCCTTGTAGCCCACGTTCCCCACGGTCTCCCTTTTCGCCTTTTTCTCCTCTGTCGCCTTTAGGGCCAGGGTCACCTTTCG